TACTCAGAGTCAAAGAAGTTGAGTACACAGTTCCGACTCTTGAACTATATGGCCTTGAGAGCACCACTACTAATGACAAGTTCATCAGAGACTCATGGGGCGTACTCGTCGACCAGGAACTTGACGATTCTACAATTCCTACAACAATCAAACTACCTTATGGAATGGTGGAAGCAATTGCATGCTTCTTAGACGTTTCAACAAGAAGTCATGCTTCATTCTTAAAGGCTCAGGCATATGCCAGGAACTTGAGTAGGTTAATAGACTTCCCGGATCCTATAGCCCAACACCATGCTGTTTTGTATGCACCATATATAGCATGGGTCAATTTTGACAAAGAGAGGAGTGATGTGCATAATAGAGTGTTGGGCAATGTTTTGTCGCGCAGACATTACAATTGGTCGAAAGTAGCTTCGTTCTTGACAGGTTTCTCAGTTTTTGCTCCATTAGCAGCACTTGCGCATGCTGGGAGCATAGCTTTAGGAGTAGGAGCTGTATCGGCCGTGGGTTTAATCACCACAGTAGCCATACCATTAGTGTGTTCATCAGTAGCTGCCTTCTGTGCATTCAGAGTAGCACTGAGAATGAAGGGATTGTTCGTCAAAAGCCCACCACTAATAACACACTCAACGTTAACAAGTATAAACTCCACCTGTCCGAGAATGGAACAACGTCCCACAGGTGCGTACAGGTTGTTCGAAACAGATAAGGCTAATGACGCAGTCAATGAAAAAGCTGCCATGTGTACCGGCATAGGATTCGAGGGTTATGAACCCACGATTTTTGCTAAGAACCAATTCAACATGGTTAAGGCTTTGGAGAAACGAACCTTCTCAAAGCCTGCGGAACACAAACCTGAAGATCGCGATGAATTCTTAGACTGGGTCATGGCCAATTGGGTACAATTAGTAGGGCGCCCATTTAAAATACAAGTCCCTATAGACCCTGATGAGTGGTTTGCTTATGTGTCGGAGTGGATAGATAACTGCAATTCGAGAGTGGAGGTGAAAGCCGTTCTCAGGGAGGAGTTGCAGGAAATGAGAAGGGAAGGTGTCACATGCCATTCTCGCTTGACGATGAAACAAATTCATGAGTGGACAAAGTTGGAAGCTGACGTCAAGTTGGAAACAGTGCTAAAAGATGAAGACAAAAGCCCTAGGCAAATACTGGGCTGCCACCCAAGATTCGTCTTAATAGTTGCACCATTCATAAAGCAATTCACAGGCGTCCTCAAGCGAGCCTGGAATACTAGCCACGACATCGTGTATGCTCCAGGGAAGTACAATAAGGTGTTATCTGAATGTATATCACGTGATCAGTTCACCCACAATGTTAATATAGACTTTAAGAACTATGATGGCAATCAAGATGCCAAGATGGCGAATAAAGAGGTGGAAATAATGAATAGGTATGGTGCACCTCGTGCCATGAACCAACTTATGCAGGGGATGATGGTACTACATGGAGTATCCAGATTAGGGGTCATATTCGAAGCAGAGTACGTCAGAGTTTCCGGCGTGCCTATGACAACTGGGTGCAATACATTGTGGACTGGCATGTTGGTAAAATATAGTATGGTGCGAGGACAAAACCTAACTATATCCATGGTGAAGATGAAATGCTTGGTTGGCGGTGATGACTCATGCCTGAGGTATAATGGCATTAGAGTGGACATAGGCTATTGGTGTGCCAAGGTGGGGTTGCCAGCCGAAGTGTGTCATGTACGCGGAACCCACTGTTTAGAATTCCTAGGCTGCAGATTGTTGAGCAGCACACAGGGTCCTATATTCACCATCAGTCCAGGCAGAATGATGGCAAAGCTGGCGTATAGTATACGAGCCACCACACCTGAGAAGGCCAAATCAATAGCAAAGGGTGCGGCCATGAGCATGATAGAGAGCACATCTCACTGCCTACCCTCTTTAGTGTACTTGGAGCGCATAATACATTTGGCTGGCGATGTTAGGCCAACAAAGCCAGCTGATGAACCTTGGAAAATGATGATGACCAAGTACGAGGATCCAGAAGACTGGCCCCAACCAACGGTTGAAGGTTGGGCAGAATTGTATGATATATATGGATGGACCTCATCTTTGCAAGAATTGTGGATGTCACAGTTACTTGAAGTTACAGAGTTGGGGACGAAGATACACGACCCAGTGTGTTCCATATTGTTGGATGTGGACACGAATTACGCACATTGCATGTTCAACAAACCCAATCCAGAGGACGAAATAACGCAAGAAGAGTATGATTATTCGTTCTTTAAGAATTTCTTACCTAATGTGCCAGAACAACCATATATAAAGTATGTCCAAAGTCCCGATCTACAAGGTTGGGAAGACGCTTTTGTAGTACCTGTGGACAGCAACTCAGACTACGCTGAAGCTCTCGCTTTAGCCCATAATCAGGAGATGCATGCTGGGAACGGCAACACCGGAACAAAGAAGCGCAGCAAGAAAGGTTCCAAGAAGCGCGCTTCGTCGAAGAAAAGCAAAAGGCGATCAGTTAAAGGTAAAGGTCGTAAATCGAAGGGGCGTAGGACACGCAATGTTCAACCAGGCGTCAAAGTCGAAGGAAAGGGCGCTTATACACTCTCCGATGACAGTTCTTTCGGCTCACGAGCAGGTGCTTGGGTGGGCGATGCCGTCCAGGGATTACTTGGGATGGGGGATTATACTGTACAGTCAAATTCAGTGACCCAAAAACCAACTCAGTTTGAAGAGAACAAAGGCCAATTTCGAGTATGCCACACGGATTATGTCACTGATGTTATTAGCGTTGGCGCTGCTTTTAACCAGCAACAGTATTCAATTAACCCCCTTAATTCAACTTTATGGCCTTGGCTTCCTAATTTGGCTATTAATTTTGAGGAATATCGTATAGAAGGCCTGGTGTTTATGTACAGAACAACCAGTGGCTCAGCTGTGAGTAGCACCAATGCAGCCTTGGGATCAGTTATTTACGCCACCCAATATAATGCCACTGACGCACCCTTCGAGAATAAGTTAGGAATGGAGCAATATGAATTTGCCATGTCAACTTCGCCAGCTGCCAATATGATGCACCCAGTTGAGTGTGCTCCAAAAGACACGATAATGAAGAACCTATTTGTCGCAGGCCCAGATTCGCTGACCATAGACCCGCGTTTCAGTGTATTTGGGAACTTTAATATGGCAACAGTGGGACAACAAGCAGCTTCCAATTTAGGCGAACTGTGGGTGGCTTACGACATAGTATTCACCAAGCCGCGTTTGTTAAACGGCTCACCATCAAACAATAACAATTATATAAATAAGTGGGTGACCAACGGCACGCCAACATTAGCTGACATCTTCTATGGAGCATATGTTTATTCACCTTCCATAGATAATACTATGTTACTTAGGCTTATTGGGACCGACAAAGCCGTATCCGGTGTCCCAGCCAACACGATAGTATTCCCACCGGGTGTAACAGGCAACTTCATAATTAACTTGTGGATAACGCGCACGTCCACATTTTCTACCACGGGTAATTTCTTAGCACCCATAAACAATAATGGAGTCACAGGTCTATCAATATTCATAAACAATGGCGTTGGCGGGGTGTCGTATTGGGAATCAATGTGGCAAACAACATCTCAAATGCTTACCGTGGCCGTGAACGTGCCAGACGACGCTGTTCCCAATCATGGTGTGACTTTCACAGCCACTGATCCCACTCAAGGGTTCAGTTATGGCACCATAGTCGTAACTCCATTACTTAATTCAGGTAACATCGCAACAGTTGGTCTTTCTGATCCACACGCCCTTGCTAGGTCATCAAATATGATGGCACAAGAGGTTCTCAGACTCCAAGCATTAGTTCAATCCATGGCCCAGAGAGGCGACGAACACGATGAAAAACACCCTAACATGTTACCCACTCCCAAAGGTCACTTCGTCAACTATGCTATTGCGCCCAACGTTGTAGCTGAACCAGATTCCGTTGTTTCAAAGAAACTCAAGTTTCGTCAAATTAAGACTGGGTTTATTTACTCATTTGAAAAGACTAAGGAGTTGACAGTACCTTTACTACACACATACACAGCTAAGGACTTGGTATCATGCGGCGTGCTCGACCCCGATGACACAGACGACTTCGTAGGTGAATACGAGTTCATCGAATTTCAAGGACCAACGCCATCTTAACCAGTAGTAACCAACTGAGAGCTCTAGGGAGCACATCTACGAGAGCTAACTCGTTTCAAAGACATGCAGAAGGAACAACTGCAAGGAAATCTTAAACCAACTGGAGGGGCTGCGATGAACCTCGTTCCAGTTGCACTAGCCTGTAAGACGTCGGAAAGGGGGGGGCCTCAAATATACTCCTTTCGCACTTCAAAACAATTCAAACTACAAACACGCC